GGGCCGAGCCGTGGGAGGCCCGCGGCCCCCGCCGCTGTTGCGACACGCGGGCGTGGCTCCGCCGTGCCTGCCGATTTCGAGCAAACGACGTCTCATTCCGATCGACATGGCGAATTCATCGGAGGTACCTCAGTACGAAGGAGTTATATCCCTCGTAGGTAAAAATTTTCAAAAAACTTGCAAAAATATTTGGAGTATTTGAGACTTTTTTCCATCTTTGTTGTACCAAAATGTTCAACGTAAAAACCATTTATTATGAAAACTTCGGAAATTGATGCTCGCGTGGACTTTCAGGTCGTTTTAAGAATTATCCCTGAAACTGCTGCTTATTCGGTCACTATTGGCGAGATACAGGATGATCAGTTCGTTTTAACCGATCGTCGTCCTGAATCCTGTGATTGCGATTGGGAGGAAGTCAAAGAAAATCCGCTCGCTCCCGGCCAACGCTACGTAGCTGCCGCCGATCTTTACACGCTTGTCTTTGACATCATGGCGCATTTCGATAATGTCGTCTTCTACTCTAACATGTTAGTTTTCACCATAAAAGACTTTCCAGCAACTTATGAAGCAGCGCAGAAAAAAGACGAAGAATAACGGAAGTCGTCGCGTTGTTCGGCCCCTTTTGGGCAAGGTTCTTTAAAATGGTTGACGACTGGGAGGAGAGAGAGGCATCGCTAAATTGCCAGACCTTTCCTCCTTTTTTTAATGAAAACTCATGAATTGTATCAATTTTTGTTTTAAAGGGCGACAGGTTCAGCTTATTGTTCATGACGACGGACATGAGGGTGCCTCTTACGACGTGTTGGCATTTATTAGCAGGACGAAGCCTATTCGATTTGCTCGATTCGAACGACTGGAAGATGCCTTGTCGTATTGCGAAAAGTACGCTATGTACTATGATAACATTAAGTTTTTGGTTTCAAGGTCATTTTTCTGATGTGTACGAGTCCCATTTGGATAGCTAATCGTCGATATACCCGCAAGGATCATGATATCTCACTGCCAATAAGTAACTTGGCTCAAAATCCGTGGGATGTCGCTCGATTCCGCCTGCTTGTTCCATGCGGCCAATGCGAGGAATGTCTTAAGGCTCTTCGCAATGACTGGTATGTTCGGTTGCGCCAAGAGCTTTCACGTTGTCGCCAGCAGCATGCCGAGGCATGGTTCGTCACGATCACGATTCATCCTCACTACTACAGTCGGGCGCTTAACGATCCGACATGGTTCATGCGTAAGTGGTTCGAGCGAGTCCGTCATGTCACCGGCCGATCCATCAAGCATGCCTTCTTTCAAGAATTCGGTACCCATGCTCAAACCGGCACTGAACCTCGTCTTCATTTTCACGGCTTTCTTTTTGATCCGAAAATGCGTTACAATACATTACGCCGGATCGTTTCGAAATTTGGCTTCGTTTGGCTTTGCCAAGCAACATCTAAACGGGCCCGCTATTGTGTTAAATATGTTGTAAAAAACTTAAATACAGATGGTTATGACATTTCTGACGAACTTCGTCTTAAGCTCTCCGATCGCCGCTATACTCGAAAATTTGTCAGTCCCGGTGTTGGTGATTTTCTCGGTTCTCAGCCTCGTCCTTCTTTTTCTACTTCGTCATGGACTTTTGATGCTGACCGGAAGGCTGGCGGTTACCAGTATAGGATTCCTCGTTACTACGACAGATACTTACAACAGGTTGAAAAAGAGCAAAAAGCGATTCTTTCTGCTTGTAATTATGCACTTTATTTCGGCGACGATTTGGTGCGAAATTTTCTTGCTCAGCTTGCTAAAAGGTATGCCCTCGATCCATCATCCTTACCCTTTAACAAAGGTTCGTCTTCACGAATGATGATCTACTTAAAATACTCTGTATCAAAGAAGTATATGGGTCTACCCTTCGTTACGTTGGATTTTAAGCAGGTCATTTCGGTGTGGAAGCAGGCATTCGGCCTCGAGCCTCCGGAAGACGTCATTTTTAACAAATCTCTTATTTATGGCTAAGCAACCTTACATTTCCCATTCCGTGAATGGATATTCGCGGTATGATTTGCCTGAATCTAAGGCATTTACGTGTACTCCCGGCATTCTCTACCCGGTCCGGGTTGATTTTATCAACGCCCGTGATCGTGTAAAGATCGCCCAAGGTATTGATGTTCGGAGTAATCCATTGTCCGTCCCGACGTTCAATCCTTACACAGTCCGCCTCCACCGCTTTTGGGTGCCCCTTCAGCTTTACCACCCCGAGTTGCGTACGAATAGTTCGGATTTCGACATGAACGATCTGTCGCTCAATTTCTTGCGAACGTATGTCAATCATTCCGGTTCTCAAGCTTTCTACAAAGGTGAGTCCTTTTCCAACTCGCTTCTGGCTTGGTTGCGGGGTGTTCAGCGATCACCACTTTCCAACACTGCGACTGCCTCTTCACATATTACATCCGACGCTCTTGTCGGTACAACATGGGTGAATGCCGATTCTTATTTGGCGTACTGGGATATCGTTCGGAATTATTATAGTTTTAGCCAATATCCCATCTATTCTTTCGCATGGCCAATGTCGTGGGCTGTGACTTACGATAGCAGTAAAAAATATTTCGCTCTCAAACACACCGGTAATAGTTCCTATTTCAGTCAGCGTTACGGCGATCTGTCCTACTTGGATAGGTTTTTTGAAACGCAGTTCTATCCCGGCGCTTTTCCTGATGGTGGTATGTCGGAAAGCGGTTTTAATAGGATGGGTCTCTTTGTCAGCATTATCAATTCGGACATAACCTCGGAGCCTACATTAGCGCCGCCACCTTCTTCGATCCCGAGCAATCTGGCCAATTCTCCGCTATTCGTCGCAGGCGGTACTTCTGACCATCCTGCTGACAAGTATAATTCGGCTACGGCAGCTGGCCCCATCTCTCTTATTGACCTCTTCGTGCAAGCCCATCCGTTGGCTATCTGTCCGTCATCTCCCGACCGACTTTCTCGCCTTCTTCCGGGGAATATGACTTCCGGCGCTGTGTCAATGTCCGGCATCGTTAGCATTCCGCAGTTGGCAGTTGCCGCGCGGTTGCAGGAGTACAAAGATCTTCTTGGTGCTGGTGGTTCACGCTATAGTGATTGGTTGGAGACTTTCTTTGCTTCGCGAATTGAGCATGTCGACCGTCCGAAGCTTCTTTTCTCAGCTTCTCAGACTGTTAATACTCAAATTGTCATGTCGACCGTCTCAGGTGGAGGACCTTCGGTCGGTATTTCGTCGCTCCTTGGCCAGCAGGGTGGCTCCATCGCCTTCAATACTCAGCTTGGACGGGCTCAGAGTTACTATTTCCGCGAGCCCGGTTATCTGATCGATATGTTCAGCATCCGTCCGGTTTACTATTGGCAAAATATCAAGCCGGATTACCTGCGTTATCAGGGTGCCGATTACTTCAATCCGATTTACAACGATATTGGTTATCAGGAAGTTCCATTCACTATGTTCTCAAATCTGACGACTTCCGGTTCGACTACCACAAGTCGTGACATCACGCTCTATCGTGAGCCCTGTTTCAATGAGTTCCGTTCTTCTTATGATGAGGCTCTCGGAGATTTTGGATCGCTATCTTCGTACGCTTCAACGACGCAGAAGTGGATCCAGTCTCGATCTATTTCCTCAGTCGCTCCTGTCAATAGGAATGGTGTTTACAGCAATTATGCGACGCTCTTTGTAGATATGTCCACTGTCAACGCCCCGTTCGCTTCGAATAAAGAGGATAACTTCTTCGTCAATCTTTCTTATTCAGTTCAAAAGAAAAATCTCGTTAATAAATCATTTGCCACTCGGCTTTCAAATCGATAGTTATGGCACACTTGAATTTCACAGAACCCTCATCCGAGTATGTATCTCGCGGTGTTAGAATACTTTCAGTCCTCAATGGTGAAGGTGTCGTCGATATCCTTCCCGGCACGCCCGATGTTTCTTTCGATAAATTGAGTCAGTCCGCGATGGACAAGTTCGATCCCGACATCGACTTTGATCCCAACGCATACTCACGCATGGACAAGTTCGACGCCTTGGAGGTTGGTCAAGAACTGGTGGACTCAGCCCTCGATTCTCGTCCGTCTGAGAAGGCGTCTTCGCAGAAGACTGCCACCTCTGCCGAAGGCTCCATCGACCAGCCGTAGCACAGTGGAGGCTGGTATAGGCCGGCCGTAAGGCTGATCGGCCGTACAAAAACCTCTGTAAAAAGAAGGATTGGGGCTTGTCCCCTTTCCTTCCCTTATAATACCAAAAACAGTCATGAGGAGATTGATCCGTTTCTTGTTGATATTCAGTGTTTTGAATAGCGACGACATTTTTTGAAGAAAGAGCCCGAAGGGCCTTTACTTGACATTATATGGTATGTGCGCGGCCCCTCTTCTGAGAGTTCGTGAATCGGATGAGGAAAAAGGCAGAGAATGCTTGAACGGCGCGCAATCTTTCTATCGTTCTTTTCTTACTTAAACATTAAAGTTATGACAGCACAGGAAAAATTAACTAAAAATCCGTTCGATAAGGTTACTGATCAAATTGGTGCAGATCAAAATATGAATAAAGGCAGACCATTTGTATGGATCATCTTGATCATCGCAATTGCGGTCGTTACCATTTTTGCCAGCTGCTCTACATCTCATCGGGTCTCTCAATCCGCTTCGACCTTTAAGTCAGGCGACACACTTACCACGACGATCATTTATCAGCAAACTGGAAGTTTCAAAAAAAGATAGCCATGCCCTTTCCTGCTTTCCTTTCCCAACTGGGCACATCGGTTGCCTCCGGTGCTTCTTCTTCGTTTGGCAGCTCCGCTGGTTCAGGCCTTGGCAATGCCTTATTTGGTGGCATTGCGGCCAAGCGCCAGTGGAAGTATGCTCAGAAGCAAATGGCTTTGCAGCAGCAGTATGCTCTTGAACAGATGGCCAAAAGCGCTGAGTATCAGTTGAAACACGACAAATCGATGTTTGATTATGAGAATGCCTACAACGATCCGTCTAAAGTGTTCGAACGCTTCGCTAAGGCTGGCATCAATCCCGCTGCGGCTCTTGGTCAATCCGGAGCTTCTGTTGGAGCTACGATCGGTACGGGTTCCGGTTCGGCACCTTCTGCTGGTGGACCTTCGTCTAATGGTTCCATCGGCTCGGCTCTCGCTTTTTCAGGTGATCCCACGGCTATTGCTCAGAACGCTTTGATGGATGCAACAAAACGAAAGACGCAGGAAGACGCTCGTCTTTCTGCTGCAGAAGCCACGAGGATCGAGCGCGAGACCCAAGGTGACGACCATTACCGGCAGATGGCCGATCTTTCTCGGCAACTCCTTCAGCATAAGGTTACCGACCAGAAGGCTATAGCGGCCTATGATGACTCTCTCGCCCGTATTCAGCAATCCATTGCTCAGTACTCCGATTTAACCGCTACTTACCAATTTCAGCAGGTTATTTCTGATTACGCTCGTTCGGTCGAGGAGTACAGACATCTTAAGGCTCTCAATGACGCAGAGATTCCTGTCATGGAGCAGATGGTGGCTGCTAATCTCTCTCTGATGCTTGCTCAAGCTTTCGCCGCTAATTCTCGCGGTTCCCTTGACCGGCTCCTCGGTGAGCAAGCAAAGGTCAATCTTGCGGACCTTGAGAATTGGTTTTCAGTGAATTGGACGACTCCTGTGGACGTTCCAGAGGTAGATGAAAAAGGTCGCCCTACTGGAAAGACTCGGAAAATGACCGGTAAGGCCATTCAAAACTATCTCCTCGGTCTCAGTGCCGCGACAGCCGGTCAGGAACTCCCTGCTAATTGGTTCAATATCAGGTCGCAAAAAAATCAATTCGGTTATTCAATGGCGAAGACTGTGATTGCAGCGGCTGCAGCCGCTGTTGCGACACGCGGGCGTGGGGCCCCCCCGGCCGCCCCGCTCGGGCCAAA